ACACTAGATGTAGATGGACACACTGAATTGGATGGTGTAAATGTTGTTGGTGTTGCAACTGCTACATCATTTAGTGGTAGTGGTAATGATATTGTATCTGCGAGATGGACTCTAGGTGCAAACGGATCTAGTGACTATACATTTACAGGACCAGGTGGACTAAGTGGCACAAATGATCCTAAGATTTATCTCGCAAGAGGTCATACCTACGAGTTTGTAAATAATTCTGGTGGTTCACATCCATTCCAAATACAGACATCAGGTGGTGCTGCATATAATACAGGAGTAACTAATAATAATGCGTCAAGTGGAACAATTAAATTTGAGGTTCCTTTCTCTGCACCAAATAGTTTACAGTATAAATGTACAAACCATAGTAGTATGGGAAATACAATAATAATCTACCCAGACTTGAGTCCTTAATCATTTAACAGATTAAAAATTGAAGAGTCTTACTTGTATTAAGGTAAGACTCTTTTTTTGTGTGGTAACACATGGTCAGTTAACATAGTGGCACATTCACTTTACCAAAGTATATTCTTGTGCTATGATATGTACATATCAATGAGTTTCCCATGCAACTAAGACCCCACCAAGAGCAAGCAATCAAAGCAATGCTTCGTAATGACAAGGGGCAAGTGATTGTTCCTACTGGTGGTGGCAAGACTATCTGTATGATAGAGGATGCCAAGAGAGAGCTCTCAAAGTTCCCTCAACATACCATAGTGGTTGTTGCTCCTCGTATTCTATTGGCAAATCAGTTGTCAGCAGAGTTTCTTGAGTTCATCACTAATGTTAAAGTGATGCACGTTCATAGTGGAGAGACTCATCACTTCAGTACAACTAAGGTTGATGCTATCAGAGAGTTCAACTTCCACAATGCCAATGACGGTCACAACCAGTTGATCTTCACAACATATCATTCACTACACAGAATTGCTGAGAGTAATATTGTTGTTGATACTATCTACTTTGATGAAGCACACAACTCAGTACAGAAAAACTTTTTCCCTGCTGTTGAGCATCTATCAACCAGTATCTTCACAAGAGCATACTTCTTTACTGCGACACCAAAGCACAGTTTGACACCTAGCAAGGCAGGTATGAACTGGACAAAAGTGTATGGTAATGTGATTTGTAATGTACCTGCACCTAAGTTGGTCAAGCAAGGATACATACTACCACCAAAGGTTGCAGTTTACAAGACCAGAATACTTGACAAAGATGAATTGGTTGCTGACAGAGATTGTGAGCAGATGATAGATGCCATAGATAACTTGGATAAGGACAAGGTATTGATATGTGCCAAGTCAACAAAACAAATTGTTGCACTTGTATCCCAGACTGATTTCGTCAAGCAACTATCAGTTCGTGGTTACTCATGGATGATGATTACATCCAAGACAGGTGCCATGATTGATGGGGAGAAGGTGGACAGAGAGACATTCTTTGATACACTTAATGAGTGGGGTAGAAACGGTAAGAAGTTTGTTGTAATCCACCACAGCATACTCTCAGAGGGTATCAATGTAAATGGTCTTGAAGCAGTATTGTTTATGAGATCTATGGATTACATAGGTATCAGTCAAACGATTGGTCGTGTCATCCGTAAGGGCAATGCTGACAAAGTATTCGGACTTGTTTGTATTCCTGTTTATTCTAAGGTTGGTATCTCAACCGCAAGAAAGGTCGAGGCAGTTGTGGATACTATATTCAACAAAGGTCAAGCAGCAACTTCAGTTATCACAAAATGACTTCTTCAATAGTATTAGTTACAGGTGGATTTGATCCCTTACATAGTGGACACATTGCCTATTTTAAATCAGCAAAAGCAATTGCACCATTAAGTCCACTAGCAGTTGGACTTAATTCAGATCAATGGTTGTCTCGTAAAAAAGGAAAACCATTCATGTCTATAGATGAAAGAATATCAATCGTTCGAGAATTGAAAATGGTTGATGTAGTTCTTGAGTATGATGACAGTAATGATACAAGTAATTGTGCAATTGAACAACTATTAGAAATATACGATAAGGTTATATTTGCTAATGGTGGGGATCGGCATAATGAAAATGTACCAGAGTATAAGAAGTTTAAGGATAATGAAAATGTCATCTTCCGATGGGCAGTTGGAGGTACAAACAAAATGAATAGTAGTTCATGGATTTTAAAACAATGGGAGGACAGATGAAAACAGATTTACTTCTCAAAATTTATAAGGTGGTTAAAGTTAAACCCGAACCAAAATATAAACCAGTTCGCAAACATTACAACATACACACATACGGATGAACATTAAAGAATTTAAACTAAACTATTGCAGAATCAAAGCAAGAGGATTTATTGAAATTGTAAGAAAAGGTGATGGTAAGTTCGGTAACACATTTGAGGATTTACTTGGTTTAACTGAGAACAATATTGATGCTCCTGATATAGATGGACATGAGATAAAAGTTCAGAGCAAACGAACAAAATCATTGATGACTCTTTTTAATATGAAACCTGAGTGGGTAATACCACAAAAGAAAATTTTAGTTGATTATGGATGGCCACATTTAACAAAGAAAGGAGAGTTGACAATACAATCTACGATAACTAGAACACTTAACAAGAGACATCTGTGGTTGGACACAGCAGATAAATTATATGTCAAACATAATGACACCATATTAGGTCAATGGTCTTGGGAATCATTAACAGAACAGTTTATCAAGAAGTTTCCTAGTGCTATCAAAGTATATGGAGAGGAGAAGAGAGTGGGAGATAAAGTATATTTCTGGTTTAATGAAGCATATCTTCTTACAGGAACCAGTAAAGAACTATTCAAGCAGTTAATCATAGATAATATTATATCTGTTGACTTTAGATTCTATACACAGTATAATAAAGGTTTGGGTATTAGAGACAGAGGTATAGCATTTCGTATGAGAGGTAGTCATTTGGATAAACTATTTGTTAAGGAGATTATTAAATGAGAGACACAATTCTATTTGGAGATTGTCGTCAGACACTCAAACAGTTTGATGAGTATGCAAGAATGTGTGTAACATCCCCACCATACTATGGTCTTCGTGACTATGGTGGAGAGGAGAATCAAATCGGACAGGAGCAAACACCTGACGAATTTATAGATCAATTAGTAAACGTATTTAAGGAGGTTCGCAATGTGCTTACAGATGATGGAACTTGTTGGGTTAATATTGGGGATAGTTACTATAACTACAGACCTGGAAAAGGACAAGGATTACCAAGACAAAGTGTCTCAAATACTAAACAAGACCTACCAGATGTGTGTCCTCGTAGAGGAAATAGAATCGATGGACTCAAAGAAAAAGACCTTATTGGAATCCCATGGCAATTCGCTTTCGCAATGAGAGCAGATGGATGGTATCTCAGACAGGACATAATTTGGCATAAACCAAACCCAATGCCTGAGAGTGTGAAGGACAGGTGTACTAAGTCGCATGAATATATATTTTTGTTTAGTAAAAATAAAAAGTACTACTACGATAATGAAGCAATCAAAGAACCCGCAAAAGATTGGGGAACAAGAGACAGAACAAAAGGAAAATACCATAACGAAGGAACAGGACTACAACCACATTCGGGACTTACAAAATCATATCCAACAAAAAATAAACGATCTGTCTGGTCAGTAACCAATAAACCATATCGTGAAGCACATTTTGCAACATACCCACCTGACTTGATTGAACCATGTATCAAAGCAGGGAGCGAGAAGGGAGACATAATACTTGACCCATTTATGGGTAGTGGCACAACTGCGATGGTTGCTAAGTCACTTGGTCGTGATTACATAGGGTGCGAACTACACGAAGACTATGGTAATTTAATAACTGATAGAGTCACTCCATATATGAATACCTTAGAAAACTTCCTATGAAAATAGCAATCGTTGGTGCAGGGAACGCAGGGAGTATAACTGCACTACATTATCATAAGTATTTGAAAGAAGATAAAATTGTAGATAATTATGAGATAGATATTTACCATAGTCCAGACCAACATCCAATAGAGAAGGTAGGACAGGGAACTACTTTGAACATTGCAGAATTAATTGCGGATACGTTAGATATTAATTGGTATAATAATCCGATAGGTGCAACATTTAAAAGTGGCATTTTATATGATGGATGGGGTAATAATAATGATGAGTTTTTTCATCCTTTTCGTTGGAGTGATATGTCAATACACTTCGTTCCGAATAAACTCTCAGAGAGAGTAATAGAGTCAGGATATTTTAATGTAATTGAGAAGACAATAAAAGAACCAGAGAAAGAGATAGATGCTGATGTGATATTTGATTGTAGAGGAAGACATAATCGAGATAAAGGTAATTATGATAAACTTATCAATCCCTTAAATAGTGTTCTTTTATCTAAAAAATATGAGAGGGATGTAGATTTAATTTACACACGATGTGTGGCAACACCTAATGGTTGGACATTTGTTATTCCAAATAAAGATAGTGTCTCTTATGGTTATTTGTATAACAGCGATATTACTACGAGAGAGGATGCTGTTGATGATTTTACTTCTAGATTTAATTTAGATTATGTTATTGATAGTCTTAAATTTGAGAATTACATGGCAAAAAATATGTTTGTTGGCGAGAGAACTATATTACAAGGAAATATGTATGGATTTCTTGAACCACTAGAAGCTACATCACTTGCATTATATCAATCAGTATGCAGACAGGCATGGGATTATATTTTTGGAATTAAAAGTGGTTTTTATTGTAATCATCAAGTAAGAACCATGATGAAACAGATAGAAACATTTTTACTATGGTTATATCAACATGGGTCAAAATATGACACTCGATTCTGGACATACGCAAAGTCACTACCATTCGATCCTGATGCTAAATTTTATGATATGTGTAATGACTCCTTTATTGAAGACGTATATGGTCAATGGTCTAAGTATAGTTTTGATATTTTTAAAAAGTATTTTTGATATGACAGTTTAATTAGTGTCACAAGAACCTACCATAAACATTTTAGATCTTATATAATAAGTGTATAACAAAGGAGAATCCCATGAGAGTCAAAGTAGAACTTTATGTTGCAGGTCAAACTTTTACTGAAGAAGTGAGAGCAGTTGACTATCAGGAAGCAAGACAAGTCGCACTTGCCAGAAATCCAAATGCCAGAATTGTTAGTGTAACAGCAGTATTCTAATGCCAAGAAAGGAAAACTATCAAAGGTTTTATCCTACCACATTTCCATCTAAACTAGACCCTAAACTTGGACAACCAAGTGGGTATGTTACTAAAGATGGTATGTGGGCAGCAGTTCCTTCCAATGGTAGAAAGTTTGCTATCGTACATAATGGTATCATAGAACACTTCTCAAAGAATTTTGAGTGTGCTATGATATACATAAAAAAAGGTATTCAAAAGGAGAAGAGAGATGCACGATCAAAACTCAATCAACAAAAATGAGACACCCACACAAAGGTATCAGAGAGCGTTAGATTTATTTACTGAATCTGTAATGAAACCCGACTCTGATTTGCGTGGTTGTGCACATAATCAAGATTGCTTCAACGAGTTGATGGAGATACGAGAACATGTTTTGGAATACCTTAAAACTTTAAAGGAAGTTACACATCATACACACGCAGACGAGAGTGACGAATTAGAGACAGAAAAACTAATTGAAGCAAAAGATCGTATCGCTATTGAGTCAAAACCATTTACAAAATGGCGGTAGGTATAAGTGCGTAGGCATAAATTTTTGTTACTTATATTCGCAAATTCAGACATTGTTTGTCTAAATAATTTCAGATTTAGGAGGATTAGATGACCTAAACTTTCTATATTATGACGACCAAATAACCTCATTCAATCATGCACAACTTAATACCTTTCAATCAATTAACGGCACAAGATAATAATACCGATAATGATTTAATCGCAGAATACTACGAGTGTCTTATTGAATGTTCCGAACAGCAGAATGTTTGTAAACGTATATGTAAGGAGGTTTTTATCTAGACAAGTAAACGTTTATCTTAACAAAAAAAATGAACAAGTACAGACATCCACCTTAATTAATCATACAACCCCATCAGGGGTTTTTTCATAGGTATAAATACTATGTAAAGAAATCAACACAATCCAATGTTATCCGATAAAAAAGCAGCAAAGAAAATTATTAAGATTGCTAAATCAGACCCACAATATTATACTAATGAAGAAGTATCATATGCTAGAATATACAAAAGAAATCTAAAAAATGGAAAACAACTCCCTAAAGGTAAAACAGAATAAAGACAAGACATTCACTTGTGAGTGGGATAAGAACGACCCAGAGTGGAAGTGGTTAAACAATTTGACATCTAAGGAGATTCAACTTATAATGGAAAAAGCAGTTCAATACGATAAACAAACAGGAAATGGCACTATCTGAAACAGTTAAAACATCGCTACGAGACGCACAGGAAAATTTAAGAAACGCACTTGCTTACTCAGCGAGAACGGAGAAACCATTTGTGAGTAAACAGATCGCAGATATGTTAGCAAATATTGAAAATGTCATAGATGCAAGTGAAGTGATCGATCAAATAGAAGATCGTAAAGATGGAGATAGTGGTATGTTTGGAACTTTTTTTAATGGCGATTTACTATGAAGTATCACTTATATGATGAAAACTATACTCATAAAGGAGATTTCCAAAACTTACAGGAAATGAGAAATTACTTGTGTGAGTGGAAATACGACAATGACGATAAAACTTATCTAGATGATACTTTTGATTTTATTAAGTCTATTAGATGGCATTGGGATATAACCGAATAATAACATAACAGTAGGCAGAACATAAAGCAAGTGTTATAATAATAAATAATAAACGTATAAGGAGATTACAATGAAAAGTATAGAAGACCACATCCAAAAGGACAAGGAAATTCTTGCAGATCCTAACACTTCTGAACCGATTAAAAGACATACGACTGAAGAATTACATGAATTACAGGAGTATGTTGGGCATCACAAAAAGGAGATCGAAGCAGGGGATCATCACGACCCAAATGCCTTAGAACTATTTTGTGACATGCACCCAGATGAACCAGAATGTTTGGTATATGACGATTAATAAACTGTCACACCCTCTTGCACAGAGGGTTTTTTATTGCTATAATATAAGAGTAAACAATTCAACGGATGAATAAATCCGAGAATGACATGGTTAAATTCCAGAAATTTTGGAAGGAAGTTCTTTTACTACCTTACAAATCAAACTCACAAGATAATCCATTACATGAATTACAAGTAATGGCACTTCTTAAGAAATATGGATTTGAGTTCGAGTATCAACCGAACGGAGATCAACAGAGTCCAGATTTCAGAGTAACACTTGATGATGGATCAACACAAGATATTGAGTGCAAATCATCAAAACAAACTTATCCCACCTATAATGGCGGTTTACCGAAGAAGGGAGTAGTTTATATTTTCAGTAGTAAGAAGTATAATGAAACTACAGTATATTTCGCTGAAGATATTGTCTCAGATAAGAAAAGAGAACAGTTCTCCGATCTAATAGAGGAACTAGATGTGGTTCTTAAAAGACATCAAAGCAATCCAAATTGGGAAGACCCCAGAGGATTAGATTTCTACATACGCAACATGTATGTTCAGAATGGAGCAGGTAAAAAAGATTACTTCAAACATTCTGATCGCCAAAAATGTGAAGACAACGTGTTAAATCACACTTGGTAACAAATTGTAAAGGGAGAATCGCATATTTTCTCCCTTTTTATTATAATAAAATTATAAAGCGAAAAGTTGTGGAACGGAAGAATCCACCGAGTAGTTTTTATTTTCAAATCTAATTTGAGTTAAACTTAATGACAAATAAAAAGAACTTTGCTAGCGTGTTTAGCATAAGACCATTCGATTATGATGGTTTTCTACTATTAGAAAAATGCCCAGTGCAGCGTAATCACAAAAAAAGAGCAAATGAGAGAAAAACAGAGGATAAACTCAAAAAACTCCTTGCTCAACATACCATGATCGCTACCGCAGAATTAACGTGCGATGCAGTTGATCCTGTTACTGGTAAACCATGGTATAAAGGACAAGTATTTTTAATAGATGCCCATACAAGAAGAGAATTTTGGATGTTGGGTTTATCAGATTTCCTACCTGAGAAGTTAACTTCTCAACATTATAAAGTTAGTAGTATTGGAGAAGTAAGAGACTTATACTATACATTTGATAGCAGCACAAGTGCAGAAAAATCTTCTGACCTTGCTTATGGTGCTTGTAGGTATCTCAACATTATCCTTAAAAACTTTAAACTTTATCAAGTTACTGGTTTAACTTGGGCAGCACATTATTATGATGAAAATCAGTTTAATAAAAGTGGTGGATATGATGGTAATGGTTTAATTGTCATTTATGGCGAATTTAAAAACGAAATACTATTTTTAGATTCTTTTGCGTGGGCAAGTAAGAATAAAATTGATAAGTTTCCACATCCACTACAAACTGCTTCACTTTTGTTTCTAAAGAAACATGATGATGATGTTGCTAGGTCTATAGTTCAAAAAATATATACCAATAAGTTTTCTTTACCTGATGATGAAGGTAGAGAGGATGCTGTTACTGAGTGTCTTAATTGGATAAAAAACAAAGATGCTAATTTTGCTGCAAACTATGATAGTATCCCTGTATTGACAGAAGGATTTCTTTATTGGTTACATCAAGCATATCTTGAAGAAACTGAAGGTAAAGAACGACTTTACAAAAAAGGTAATTCTATTGGTATGATTGACAAGTATGCTAAGATAAAGAATGTAAATGACTATCAAATAATTGATGAAGTTTTCAATACTTAATGGTAATTGTCAAGACGTTCTCTCCACCTATGGGGAGAACTTTTTTCATGCTTGCATAACTGACCCACCTTATGGTATGGGTATGGATGATTGGGATCATTCTGTACCAACTGTCGAAATATGGCAAGAAGTCTATCGTACACTAAAACCTGGTGCTTTTTGTTTATCATTTTGTAGTCCAGAATTGTATCATAGGATGGCGGTTAATGTTGAAGATGCAGGATTTGTTGTTAAAGATCAAATTATGTGGATGACAACAACAAAGATGCCAAAATATAATAGATTGAAACCCGCACATGAACCGATAGTAGTAGCACAAAAACCATACGAGGGATCATTACAAGATAACCATGACAAGTGGGGATGTGGATTGATCGACACCGATAATAATAGAGTCGCATGGGAGAAAAAACCTCCTACTGGATGGATTAAAGATGGTGCTAAACGTAGGACATTTGGTCGTGCAGGAATAACAACAGGCACTAGCAAAGAGTATGGAAAAGAAGATGCAAATCCAAATGGTAGATACCCAAGTAATATAATTGGAAGTGTTCAAAGCGATCATCAAAAGTATTTTTATGCTCCAAGAGCGACAAGAAAAGAGAAAGGAAAAGATAATGACCACCCCACAGTTAAACCTATTGACTTGATGGCATATCTGATAAGAATATATTGCCCGATAAAGGGATCAGTTTTAGACCCTTTTTGTGGATCAGGAACTACAGGAGTGGCAGCGATGAAAGAAGACAGAGAGTTTGTTGGAATTGATCTTAGCAAACATTATACAGAAATAGCAACCCAAAGGTGTGCAGTTGAAGAAGTGTCACATCTGACGTTGAATCCTCTTGCTGATATGTTATATTAATAATAGGGAAACAAAACAGGCAAGGATCTATGGTTGTCTTTGTTCAGCAGAGAAATTACGTCCTGTAAGTCCGAGTTTTTGTTTCTCGCACCCAATTATTTCCCTTAATTAAATGTCAACTAACGCAAGAATCGGACTTCAGTTACAAGATGGGTCAATCCTATCAGCATATCATCATTGGGATGGTTATCCTGAGTGGTTAGGTGTGACTCTAAAGGAACAGTATAATATAAGAGAAAAGATTGCTGAGTTAATTGATGGTGGTAATATGTCATCTTGCTATTCTGATAATGTATATGATTATGAAAAGCAAGCATTTGTAAAACGTGACCCACAACCTGAGTATTATGGTGGGAAGGATGAAGCACCTCGTCTTGATGTAAACTTTGATGAGTTTGCAAAGAACTCAAATTCTTGTGAAGAATTTTTATATATCTACAATAGAGAATGTCAATGGGAAGCATTTTCGATTGACCAAAAGTATGATGAGAATCATAAGATAGTTGATACTAACATCATTCCAGTAGAAATACCAGTAGCAGAGACAGTTTAATATGTGTCACACACTACCACGCATAGGGTACAAAATGCCTTATAATAAGTATAACAAACAAACAACTCACAACATGGAAACAGTAATTGGAGAATCAGTAAAGAAAACAAACAGACTTTTCGTTAAGTCATATACAGAAGATTATTGTAAAGCAATTACAGAGAACTATAGACAGTACCACTTAAGAACATTAAATGGAAATCTATCAGGTAATTATCCAGAGTATGCTAAACAGCAATTAGATGAGATTGAGAATGGAACAGCAAACTTAATGAAGTTTGAGATAAGAGAAGGTAGAAAATACTACAAGATAGTTCAAGTTGAGTTTGATACATTTCAAGGTAGAAATGAGTATAAGGATAGATCAGTTCATTCATTTGTTGACAAAAATACAGGGGATGTTTACAAACCTGCATCTTGGAAAGCACCACATACAAAACATGTTAGGTTTACTTTCCAAAAACCAAAAGACATCAGGTTTTTACTTAATCCTGTCAATGTTGATTGGGCAGGTGGTTACTTATACTTGAGGTAATTATGTTAGTTGATTTAAGTAAAAATGAACTTGAGTATCTACTTGAGTGTTTAAACTTTCACTATGCTGAACATAGTGATGAAAAGCATGAGTACATTGAACTTAATGCGGAGTTGTGTGGTAAACTTCATAATATTCGTAAAGTTTGCACATGTAAGGAGAATAAGGTATAATGAGTAAGAATATGACAACAAGAGATAAATTTATTTTTATCTCTTCATTTATTTGGACTTTACATTGGGGATCATGTCTTGTTTTGAAACTATTGGATACGGTTATAGCAGAATCCTCAGTCAGGATATTGCCACTTGGTTTATAAATAAATTTTTATCTGAATATGACCTCTATGTGAGAATTGTACATAAAGGTCTCAAGAGACAAAATTCATTTGGATTTTGTGATTGTTTGTGTGAAGAAAACTCTACAAAAGTTTTTGTAGTTGACATACAGTCAAAACTATCGC